TGCTAATAAGTTACTAACTGTGTCTGCCGGGGATTTAACTGCCGGTGCTGTTAGAGAAGCTACTTTTTGTTCAGCTAATCCAAATGATACGTTACCAAATTCACGTAGTTTTGGTAGATCTATGTTTATACCAATCTTACCTAAAACGCCACTAACTTTATCAACAAATCCATTAATTGTTCTAATNAAACTGTTCATACTGTTAATAACTCTGTTAATCATATTTTCAAAATTCTTAGGTAGATTTTCTAAAAATGGTTTTAAAAATTTATCTGCAATTTCTGTAAACTTTTGAAATGCTGGTGCTAGTAAATTAAGTAACACCGTTACAATACTTATGATTGGTGGCAAAATTGCTGCAAATAACTGACCTATGGAACTTAAAAACGGTGCTACTGCTTTAACAGCGTCAACAAGTTCTGGCCCGATTTCTTGCACTAAATCCATTATTACTGGTAACAACTGTTCAGCAATAGGTAATAATTCAGCACCCATAGTTACTTTAAGTTCTTTAAGTTTTGCTTTAGCTTCCCTTGATCTGTTGGCAAAACTTTCTTGTGTTCTGTTTAAGTCGCCCTGCTGTACTGTTGTTTTCTCTAACAGTAATTCATACGTTGCTAATGCTTTTTCTTGTTTAGTTAATTCACTAGCAGCTGTTTTACCAGTCATAGTAAATGCTTTTTGTTGTACGTCGGCTTCCATTATGGCGATACCGTAGGTTTTNAAGCTCTCTCTTTCGCCTAATAACGCTTTGGTAAATGCTTGCATAACTGGTTCTGCACCACCTTGTACGTTACTAAATGAAGCTACGTCGCCTGCAAGTGCTGCTAGTTTTTGTGATAAGTCTGCCGATCCGTCTGCTGTAAACTCAATACCTTGTAGAACTGCACCAGATTGTGTAAGTAGTCCCTCTAACTCAAATGCAGCTAAACCTGCTTTGTTTGCAAACTCATCAACGAAACCAGATAGTTTTGGCATTGCTTCGCCAAAGGTAGTTTCAAATGCAGATCGTGCTTCGTTAGCGTCTGAACCTAAATCTACTAATTCTTTACCTAAAGCTGCACCTGCTACTGTTGCAATACCTAAACCTGTACCAATAGCTTTACCGGCTTTACCTGCAAAACTACCTAAACCTTGTAAACGCTTTTGTACTTTTGTTAGATCATCAGTAAATTGTTTCGTTTTACCAATAATTGCTATTGATATTTTTTGTTCTCTTGCCATTACTTAATTGCCTTTACTAATGCGTCAAACATTCTATCGCTGTATGTTTGCATAATATTGTTTTGGTTACGTTCAATAGTTTTACCTGCAACATAACCACTTTTACCTGCTTTATAAAATGTACTATCGCCCTTATCGTATCTACTACCTGTCCATTTTCTATATGGGAACTTAGCACCCGGTCTTGAATATTTTAAATTACCAACTTGTTGTGCTGTTATTGCTCTAGTCTTACCACTTCCACGAACTGGTACGTACTGAAATCTACGACCACGTTCTAGTGATATTGCTGTTGGGTATCTATCACTTGTCTTTACGTTAACCTTTGCTTCTGTTCTAGTACCACTAGCTGTAAAACCCATTGCTGACTTATTAGCCATAGGAACTGGTTGTTTACGTGCTAATGGTCGTATATCTGATAATTGTTCTTTTGCTATCTCTCTATGAAACTTAGATAAAACTTTAAGTACGTCTTTTTGACCATATCGTGCTAGATCTTTTTTCAATTTAATAATCTCGCTATTATCAATAGCTATATCTGTAAATTTTGCTGTTCTAGCCATATTAATTATCGTACTTTTTGTTTATAACTCTTAACAATGCGTCAAACATATCCATATCAAGTTCTAAAACCTCATTTGGACTTATACCTACTTCTAAACTAATTAAAGCTATAAGGTCTATAAATCCAGTTATACTTTTGGGTTATCACTTGCCCCGGATATATCTAAATCATCTACTTGATCTATCCAAGTATCGTAATCATCAGTAACGCCATTACGTTTAGCACCAAGCCACGCCAAATACAATAACCACTCGTACCTTTGTTCCTCTTGTAACTTAGATACTGGTATGTCAAACTTGCGTTCAAATTTAACTATATCGCCGGGTTTAATATTGACTTCTAACTTTGTGCCGTCGTTCATAACGACGATCATATTACCCATTAGGAAGTTGCTCTTGTAATTGTTCCAGAAGTTGGGAACGAAACGGACATAGTCGCCAGTTCGCCTACTGCGTTAGCAATCGGTATGTGTTGGTTTACAAGCACGTTACCAGAATAACTAGGGTTAGTTGCACTAACTGATCCACTTGTTGGTTTTACAACAAATGCTGTTGTACTACCAAGTAATGGGAACAATGTTGCGTCCACTTCCGAAGCTGCGAAATCTTGCTGAAAATCTATTGATAAAGTTCCAGATTTTAAACCACCTGTTCTGGATTGGAACGTGTCCCCCATTGCAGTAGTCATAATTTCATCAGCTGTAATATCTAATGTAACACTTGCTACGTGGTCTGATAAGTCCACGCTGTTTAATGTAACACTAGCGTCTGTTAAAACAAATTTTGCCAATGTGTACTCCTTTCAGTACTAATTGTATATATTATAAATGAATTGTAGTCTTGTTTGTTATTCTATGCCGATAGTTGCGTGAATACCAAAACTTGGANNAGTTCCAGATATTGTATACGATAGTCGCCAATAATCATCAGTAACTGCACCTGCAACACTTTGAAAATCTGATCCTATTGCTGTTATATCTGTAAAGGTTATACGATCTGTTGGACTTGTAAAACTTCCGTTGTCATCTGATTGTAGTTTAAAAGTAATTGTTGGTGTTGATGTACCACTAACGCTATAACAATGTATAGCTACGTATGCTTTTTCAGCTGATGTTAAAGCACCTAATTGATACGCTGCACTATTTCCTGTTGCTGTTAAGTCGCTATCTAACGCAACTGTACCTCTTACAACAATATCTGATGATTGTGATTTAGATATTGTAAACGGTGCTAACTCGCCTACTGTACCAAACATTTGATAACTAAATAATGTTGACTTCATAAAGTAAGCTGTATTGCCTACACCTGCGTCTGGTATCGTTGTAACAACTAATTCGTTGCCTATGCTTGTACCAAGTAGTGCGTCTGGTAGGTTTGCCCCGGCTTCATAAAAACCGTCCATTGATAACGTACTATCTTTTAATCCACCTAAAAGTGATCTAAACCCACCACTATTAATTGTGGTTGCGTCTTGTTCTTCTGCTGTAATATCTAGGTTAACGCTAGTTATGTGGCTTGATAGATCATAACCACCACTAAACACTTTGCCGTCATTAAAAACATATTTAGCCATTATCTACTTCTTCCCACGCCTCATTAATATCTGGTGTACTTTTATCATCTTTTTTATACGTACCGTCTTTTTTTCTAGCACGTCTTTTTTTAATTGTAGTAGGTTGTATGTGTCCACCTTTAATTAATGACTTAGCAATATTTTCATCATCAATAGTTATAGTGTCGCCCTTGACTTTATCCATAACTTTTTTATTACCAATTATCTTATATTTCGCCATTAGCTACCTTTCGTGTACACTTGTATTTCTAAATTAGCACCTACGCCGTCAACACCGTTTAAATTAACATCAGCTGCGTAATTGCTCATATTTACTACCCTTGCGTCTGTATCGCTTAGACCAAGTGTTTTATTATTATATATTATTTGTCGTATGCTTGATGATCCACTACCTGTAACAAATGCGTCTAATTTATCTTGTGCTGTTCTACTATCTGCACGTTGTACTGCAACTAACATATCAAATGTATAGAGGTCTGTTCCACGTTGCATTGCTAAATCAAACTCTATTGCACTTGGTATAAAGATTGCTACCGGGAAGTTTATAGCGTTATCTGGTACTGTGTCATAACAACGTATGCCACTTATGTTGCCAACAGTTGTTTTTAAACCGTCCCTAATCTCTGATAGTGTAGCCATTACGCCATACCATAAACTGTGCCTTTGCGAAATGGTGCAATCATACGTGTAATTTCTCTGTTTTGTTGTATATTTACTACACCGAAATCGCCGACACCTGCAACGCCCAATGGTGCGTTCCTCATTGCAAACAACTCACTAGCTAACATTAATGTAGCTTGTCGTATTTGCTCTGGCACACTTGCGTAACCCCANTTAGCTGTAATTTCTGCCCTAGGTCTGTTGCTTGAAAAATCTAANGGCCATTCNTTACTACCGTCGGATATTAATTCAATAATGTAGTAAGGATTGCCTGTTATACCACCAACTATGCCGTTTATAGGTAGCACTTGGTAGTAATTACTTGCAACGGTAACTTCATACGTTCCGTCATCATCATCATCATATTTAACAACTAAACCTGTTGTTGTACTTATATCATCTACACGAAGTCTGTATGGATCGTTTGTAAAAAACTTTCTTGCCGAAGCTGATCCGTCTGCGTAGAAGTAACGACCACAAAATGTATCAATCTGCCTACTAGCTGCATTAATTGCGTCGTCTAGTAGATCATCGTCTTGACTATCGTCGTTTGGTATTCCAACAAACGCTTTTAATTCATTTTGAGTACAGTAGCCGTTAGTTATGGACATAGGTTATTTACCTTTTTTTCGGCCTTTACCTTTGCCACCTTTCATTGTTTTACCGTAACTTTTACCTTTTGGCATTGTTACTTTTTCTTTTCTACTTTTTTTTCGGCTTTAGGTTTTGCAGTTTTTGTTTCAACTTTTCCACCTGCTGCTTTAATAGCTTTTTTAACTTGTTCAGCACGTTCGGCCTTTCCGTAGATTTCATAATGCTTTAATTCTTTCTTTAAAGCGTCTATTAAACTTTTTTTATCTTTTGCCATAATGTTCTTTCTAAGGGTTTAGTGTGTCGGTTGCCCGACACACATAAACCAATTTAATTAAAAGGTTGGTGTAACCAATCCTGTTCCAGATATTTCTGAGATACCACTTGGATATCTTCCAGAAGCAAATGCGTTGTATCCATAAACAACCATTTTTGTTGTTAATGATCCAGCGTTTGTTTCTTCAAATTTTAGTTGGAAGATGTTATCTTCAAATAAAATCATATCATCTGTTTTCATAATAAGGATACTATCCTCATTTGTTCCTGTACCCTCGTTTGTAGGTATGTTAGCGTCGGTTATAACTGGAAGTCCTAAAAGATTTCCAACTACGTTACCGTAAGCTGCTGCTTCGCCAACACCTACTGCGTTGTCTGGGTTGTTACCAGCTGGAACTACTAACGGTCTGTTAGAACTGTCAAGTCCTGCTGTAATGAAACCCCAACGTCTTGGGTGCATAACAATAGCTGTTGCCGGTGCAAATCTGTTTGAGTTTACCTCTTGAATTGCGTCGGCTAATTTAGGATAAAGTTCAGCAACAGTTGGACTTGCGTCTGTATATGTTGTTGTATTTATTGATCCTACATTTTTTATTCCTAATGGTTGTCCGGAAGATCCAGAACCATTAATTAATAATGCGTCTAGCTTTGAGTAGTAAGCTGCAACAAGGTCGCCAAAAATGATGTTTTCTAAGCTAAAGCCCGGTTGTCCACCACGCTCTAATGCTTGTCTTGAAACATCTTGTTGACCTGCAACAGTATCAACGTTTACAGTCAATAGTGTATCGTCAATGTTAGTTTCTGATACAGCTGAGTTCTGTGTAGCTTGTTCTGCTGCTGTTGATCCAGTAGTAATTCTGGATACTTCTACTTTCATACCAAATGCTGGTAATGGTTTTTTAGGTACAGCGTTATATACTGCTGATCCTGCTCTTGCAATAGGTGCGTACTCATCAACTAAGTATTGTGGTACAACTAACCCTGTAAAAGCACCAGTTCCAACATCTCTAGCTTCAAACTCTTGGTGTTTGTTAAGTCTTTCTTGTGCTGAAAAATCGCCACTTTGTGAACGATAAGCGTCTGCCATAAAACTATGATCGCCGTCTTTACGGTACATATCTGGTTCTACAACCTCTACGACTGCTTCCCTTTCGCCCAAGTCATCATCTTCAACACCAAGTTCTTGTCTGCTTTCTTTAACTGCTTTAAGAGTTTCGGCTGCTTCTCTTGCTTCGTCTAGTTTTACGTTTAAGTCCTTGATTTCAGCGTGAAGTTCTTTTGATCTATCAAATTTAGCGTCAAAATTTTCCCCTGCTTCTAATGTTTCAAGTTCTTCAACTAGACCGTCAAGTTCTGCAACTTTGCTATCTCTAGCTTCTTTTAATTTTTGCAATGTTTTTCCTTTGTGTCTTGTTTTTATACTTCTGCGTAAGGTGTAATTAATAAGTGTGATACACGGCTTTAATTACGGCGTTACGTCTTATTTGCGTATGTTATCCCTTTCAAGTTGCATTTTTAACAACTCTACTTTAGGATTACTACGCTTTTTATCAACGTCATCACTTTCAGCGACTTTATTAATAAAACTTTCTAAAACTTCTGTGGCTTGTTCGCCATTTCTTGCTTCTACTAATTCTTTGTGTAGGTTATCAAGTTCAACACCTCTAAGTTTTGCACCTGCCCAAGGATTAGCCGGGTAGGTTACAACTGATACATCAAATAATCTAGCTTCTGTAACTTCCCTGTTTTCTTCTCTTGCGTCAAAATCATCACGAATAGCTGCAAACGCAAATGACATTTCGTTTAGATCGCCACGTTTCATTGCACTAGCTATTTCTGCAACTGTTGGGTTTGACGGATCAAGTTCGGCTTTTACAAACAATCCGTAGTCATCTTCTTCTAATTCTAATGTACCACTTGATGTTCTAGCCAATGGGATACCGTCGTGATTTACTAAAAACCTTACGTCATCTTGTTCTTGTAATGTTTTCTTAAAGGCACCCGGTTTAATTGTTTCGGTGTATTGTCCTCTTTGATCTCTTACGCCGTAACCCTTGTTAAATACAGAAGCATA